CAAAAGGGGACGGCCTAGATGCTGACCACAGAGATCGCAACCCACATAATAGATCCAGAAAGAATCTCCGAGTTCAATCTAAAAGCCAGAACCGATCTCGTAATTCTTAACTTTGAGCCGTACCGACGTTTCTCGTGGGGTTTTGGTGTTGTGGTCACACCTTTTTCCCCCATCTCTTCACGTGGGTGCGGCTCTTTCTTCCACCAGTGAACGGAACCACCGCAATACAAGAGGGTAAACGTAGATACAACGCCAAGGTTAGGCGCTTATCTGAGAAATCTCAGGAATCTAAAACGGTACATGGGAAATACCTCTACCGCCACCTGTCGAAACAGCTGAATAAAGCGATTGGGGACTTCCTAGATAAGGCTACTCGCGGCCGCGCAGGTATCTATCATGCGGAGTTCCTCTGTCTTAAAGAGTTGAAGACAGCAGTTATTTCCCACATAAGCATGACCAACCTTCTGGACACCTTAACCAAGCCCCAGAAGCGTACCGCTGTCGCCTTTAGGATCGGGCAGGGCCTCCTCGACGAGATCGCCTTCCGGCGGTTGAAGGTCAACCATAAGATGTGGTGGAAAAGGTTACACTCGAAGATCCTTCGCAGGAGTGCCTACAAGTTCAGACGGGCTCTTGCCATCAGAGCTGCTAATCAAGACTTCAAGGATTCGTGGAGGATAGACATTGCTGCTGCTTCTGCTGTCCCTATAGGTATTACCTTAATTGAGCTAATACGTACCTCTACTGGATTGGTAGGGTATGAGAAGAGGAAGCTAGGTAAGAATAAGACCGCCTACTACCTAGTGCCCACACAGGAGACCATTCGTTGGGTAGGAGAGTTCCATCGAAGAGTCTCTCGTCTCTCACCTTACTTCTCACCAGTCATGGAGGTGCCTCCTAAGTGGGTCTCGGTGGAGAAGGGAGGATACGACCTTCCTATAGACATAAACTGGAGCTTTATTAAAAGGAACGTCGGGGTGAACAAAGAGAGGTATCCTACAGAGAGCCTCAAGTTAGCATTCTCCGCAGCAAACTGCCTACAGGAGGTACCTCATAGGGTCTCCTCTAAAACCCTGCAGGCTGTCCTTGAGTTACAGAAAAGGGAATTATTAAAGGACGTACACGTTCAGTTGAGCGACGAAAGGGCCCCTATAGGTACGGAGGGGTATCGAGCGAGTCAAGCCTTAATGTATTCTCGGAGGAGAAAACTTATCCCGAAGTTGTTAACAATACATAATATTCTAAACAGAGCGAGGAGCCTCAAGGATCACACCATCTGGTTCCCCACTCAGGCAGACTTCCGGGGTCGCCTCTATTATGTCCCGAAAGTTTATAACCCTCAGGGGCCTGACTTGGCTAGGGGCCTGATCGAATTTGCTGAGCCTCAATCGGTACGTGGGAGTGAGCATTGGTTTCTGATCGGAGGGGCCAATCGGTACGGCATCAAGGGTACCTTCCAAGATCGTCAAGACTGGGTGATGAAGCATGAGAAGGAGATCAAAGCGGTTGCCCGTGACCCCATTGCTCATCGTTCATTCTGGTGTGACTGTGACAGCCCCATCGAGTTCCTCCAGTGGTGTATGGAGTTTGTCAATTGGATTGCCAATCGGATTACCTTCAAGACTCATCTCCCGGTGAAGCTCGACCACACCGCAAGTGGTCTACAGATCGTCGCCCTCGTCCGTCAGGACAAAGAGCTGCAACGTCTAACCAACCTCGCAGGCGGGAGCCAGCCTATCGACATATACCAACTGGTTCTCGACAGCATGAAGGTGAAGATACTGGCTACCGGAAGTCCGGAGTTGATCACATGGCTGTCGATGGGGCTCGACCGTAAGCTCATCAAATTATTGACCGTCATGTACATGTATGGGGGAACCCCTCATGGCCTACAGAAGCTGGTCACCGAGTGGTACATGGAACGAGGGAATGACGTATTCGGGAAGAGCATCTACATTGAGATACGGAAGCTCCTCGTGGTGTACCATGAAGCATTGAATGAGCTATCGGAGAGCCCTCATAGCTTCATGAAGGAATGTCGTAAGAAGGTGAAGAAAGACGAGACACTATCATGGACGTCACCGAGTGGCTTCCCTGTCAGTAATACCTACCTTGGCTCCCGTGTGACTCGCATACGGACTACGATCAATGGGGAACGGATCAGCTTCCACCTCGCGCAGCCTGACGGCACCCTCTCATACCGGAGAGCCTGCAATGCGGTCGCTGCCAACACTGTCCATTCCCTTGATGCTGCCCTACTACACCACGTCCTCCACGACTTTGACAAACCCGTTCAAGCACTCCATGACTGCTATGGGGTACCACCTGCAGATGTTGAGTATTTGCAGGGAAAAATAAAAAGTTCATTGGGGTTGATATTTGGGGTTGACACGGCGGCTGACCTTCATTACGTTGTTTCTTGACGTGCGGATTACCGCTTAGCGTCACCTAAAACCGAGAGACAGAAACGAGAAATGACAAAAAACAAAAAGGCGCAACATGTCGCCATGACCACACCAGAAGCCACAGCCGTTTACACTCACTTGAGTGAGCCGGACATTAAGTTCGAGAAACCCGGCTGGTACAAGATCACCTTCTCGCTCCCTGATAAGGACGCGAAGGCATTCGAGAAGACTCTCAATGGAGAGCTTCAAGCACACCTCAAGGCCCTCAAAGTTAATGGGGATACACCCACTAAGGTGAACCCAGTCGAGGGTAAGAGGATTACAGCACCGGACGGCAAGGAGCAGATTCTGTTCACTGCCAAGCTACGGCCGTACTTCACGTCCAACAAGGATGACTCCAAGATTTATCAGAGGCCTCAAGTCTTTGATGGCATGGCGAAGCCGATGGGGGAACTCATTGGTTCTGGGAGTAAGGTGAAAGTGGCTATGCACTTGATTCGATACAACACAGCGATGGCCACTGGGGTCACCTTACGACTCAAGGCTGTGCAGTGCCTCAATTTGGTTCGTGTTGGAGGGAACGAAGCAGAAGATCACGGATTTGGTGTGATCGAAGGGGGCTTCGAGTCTACTACCAAAGACGAACCAATATCCACTACTGTGACCATCAGTAGTACTCCCAACGAAATCGATCCCAGTTCAGCGTCTGACTTCTGAAGGTAGTTCCATGAGGTCAGCCGATGGGTTCTATAGCACACGCGTATAGGAGTAAGCTCGAATGGGGGATGGGGCACCTGCTGGAGACAGAAGGTGTTCCATTCTCCTACGAGCCTACCCGCTTGGATTATCTGAAGAAGCACACGTACCTACCAGATTTCTGGCTGGACGAGCAAGGCTACTTCATTGAGACCAAGGGTCGCTTCTTCGCTCAGGATCGCGCTAAGCACCTGCTTGTGAAGGCGCAGAATCCTAACACGGAAGTCCGGTTCGTCTTCCAGCAGCCCAACAATAGGCTGAGCAAGAAGAGTCGGACAACCTACGCTGAATGGTGCGAGAAGCACGGCTTCCTGTGGAGCGGTAAGAAGGTGCCCCGGTCATGGTTCTCATAAGACCGCACAAGGCAACCCACGCCGCCCTAGAGACCGCCGAAGGTAAGAAGGCACTCGTCGCTATAGACGACCTTGATACCCTCGAAGGCACAGCAGGATCGCTCACATGGATGAGGGTGACCAAACAGGGACAAGAAGTTATAAAAACAATAATGTTTGATGGACAAATAGAAAGTTTAGAAAGTGACTACCGAAAACACAAATCCAAATCAAAAAGACGAAAGCCAACTAGTTAGACATGGCCCCTGCTCTAGCTGCAACAGTAGTGACGCTGTGGGGGTCTACGACGATGGACATGGGTATTGCTTCAGTTGTGATACCTTCCATAGCGACTACGATAAGGTCGCCGAGACGCCCCAGAAGGCGACCGAGGAGTATACCAATCACTCCTCCCTTGCCAACGTAACATACAGCACCCTTCACAAGCGTAAGGTCAGTGAAGAGACCTGCCGATTCTGGCAGTATGAAGTGGGGGAATACAATGGACGCCCTGTCCAGATTGCCAACTACTTCACCACTGAAGGTGAGCGCATCTCGAAGATCAGGTTTCCCGACAAGGACTTCCTCGTTCTTGGCAAAGGGAAGCTACCTCTATATGGCTCGCAGCTCTGGCAGAATAGCTATGGGCGGAGTGCCAAAATGGTGGTGGTGACTGAAGGTGAGATTGACGCCATGTCGGTGAGCCAACTCATGGAGAATCGCTGGCCTGTCGTCAGCGTTCCCAACGGGGCAGCCGGAGCCGTCAAGGCCTTCAAGGAGAACCTCGAATGGCTACAGCGCTACGAGTCAGTCATCATCATGTTTGACAACGACAAGGTAGGCCAAGAGGCAGCGGACAAATGCTCCCAAGTACTAGCTGTCGGCAAGGCGAAGATCGCTAATCTCCCTCTCAAGGATGCCAATGACATGCTGGTTGCTGGACGTGGAAAGGAGTTAATCAATGCGGTCTGGAACGCCAAGTCATGGCGACCTGACGGGATCGTCTCCGGTTCTGATCTGTGGGACATCATCAACAAGGATGACTCCTGCATGTCCCACATGTACCCGTGGAACGGCCTCAACACGATGACTCATGGTCTACGTGAAGGAGAGATCGTAACGCTCTGTGCAGGCTCAGGAATTGGCAAGAGTGCCATCTGTAAGGAGTTCGCATATCATCTACTATCATCCAAGCAGACTATCGGCTACATCGCACTGGAGGAGTCTACCAAGCGCACCGCCTTGGGCCTGATGGGACTGCACATGAACAAGCCCATCTTCCTCAACCCGCAAGACCATGATGAGGCGGAAAAGAAGGCAGCGTTCGACGCAACGGTCGGATCTGGCAACTACTACGCCTATGACCATTGGGGCTCCCTCGGTGAAGAGAACCTGCTCTCGAAGATTCGCTATCTGGTGACCAGCGTGGGTTGCAAGATCATCTTTCTTGATCACATATCCATCGTGGTTAGTGGCATGGAGGGAGGCGACGAGAGGCGCATGATCGACAACACCATGACCAAGCTTCGCTCACTCGTGGAGGAACTCTCCTTCGGGCTGGTATTAGTATCACACCTGAAGCGACCAGACGGTAAGGGACATGAAGAGGGGGCTCGTACCACTCTCGCGCAGCTTCGGGGATCAGCCTCGATTGCTCAACTGTCCGACATCGTAATTGGGTTGGAGAGGGATCAGCAGAACCCTGAAACGTCACACCTCACTACCGTTCGGATTCTCAAGAATCGGTGGTCTGGTCAGACGGGGAATGCCACATGGCTGGAGTACAGTGAAGAGACTGGCCGCTTGAACGAAACGGAGCCACCGGAAGATGCTGATGACACTAACGACTTCTGACCGGGAACCACGGAGGACAATCTTCGACATTGAGACGAACGGTCTCCTGCCGGAGGTTACCTTCCTCTGGTGCATCGTATGTCGCGACGTTGAGACCGAAGAAGTCCATCGTTTTGGGCCGGAAAATTTAGGGGCCGGTGTAGATTATCTTTTAGCCTCAAATGAGCTGATTGGGCATAACATCATAAACTACGACTTACCCTGTCTCGTTCAACTGGGGTGGCTCACGTGGGCGAGGCTGGCGGAGAGTAGTGTTGAAAAGTTTACCGACACTCTGGTGTTGTCCCGTCTGATGCACACCACGTTAGGTGACAAGGATCGTATCAAGATGGCCAATCCCGGTGGTCACCTCTACATGCCTCCGAAGCTGCAAGGATCTCATTCACTGAAGGCGTGGGGGTACCGGCTAGGGGAGTTGAAGGGCGATCACATTGAACAACACGGCTTCGCGGAGTACTCGGA